TTCTTGCAAAATACAATAAACCGGCAAGCTAAAAACAGACTGAATGTCGCCACTCGAATTTTCTTCTCACAATGACCCTTCTCTCTTATTGCGGCAATGCACTCGTCGATGAGCGAGCGTTCACGAATCGGCTCGACGCCCCGGAGATCTATCTCCATTTCCCATCAACCTCCCCGGGTTATATACTCATCATCGACACGCCTATCGCCACGCCGTCTAACCCGTCGCCTTGCCTGAGCATAACCGTCCTTCCGCTGGTCAATATAGATACACTTCATGCAGTATCCACAGTTAGTCACAGCATAATGTCCAACACCATGATCGCCAGCCAGCCAGGCATCCACATAATCCTTGCCAGTTATCCAAAGAACGACCTCGGTAATCGCCAGCTTGTAGATCCGCTCATCGCTTACAATAATTTCCCACCACCGATGAAACATAGCCCAACAAACCAAACTGGCCCAGCACCAGCGCGGATTACGGTTTAACCATGAAGCAAAATCCAGCTTAAAATTCTCCCATCGCTTCTCCACCTACCTCGCCTCCCTTCCGTTGACCCACTCCCAATGAGCCGCCTCTCTCTTCGCCGCTTTCCGCCGCTGTCGCCTGATTCGATTCACTCTACGATGCTCCCTGGACCCCCAGCTGAAGATCGGCAGGTTTGGAGCTACTCTTACTGGGCGGAACCATATACGCTGCACATTGCTCAGATCTCGACTCATCCCTGTCATCCTCAATACCTCCCCCACATGAGTAGTCGGTCCCGCTTGCCCTGGCCGCTGTCAACGTGGATGTGTTTCGGGTATACCTTGAAGCGCCGGAAGCCAGCCTCGTGAAGCCCGAAGAGTATCAGAAAAGCCCTTCGCGAATCTCCGTCCGTCTCTATGTCTGCCGCTTGCCCTTCCATGTGTGCGCTCGTAGGAACGCCGCCAATTCCTAAGTTGTGATCATTACACCGGTAGCCTGAATTGATGTTAAACGGGATCCCCGCCCACGCCCGCGCCGCTTGCAGCTTCCTGATGAAGCCAGCATCCATATCGCCCTGTCCACAGCCACATTTACACATAAACTCATGCTTCGAGAAGTTCTCAGTCAGATCGCCCATCATTTCCCCTTCCTGGTATCCCGCCTACTCCTTCTGTAATCCGGGACGATAACAAATCACGCGGCTGGCGAGTATAGGCCACCACATCGCATTTGGAACTTGACTCTCCCAGGCATGACAGGCAGTATGGTTCAAATCTAACCAGCATTCCATCATGCCGCATATATAGATTCTTCAGCTCATCCTCTGTCAAGAATCTATACTCACAGTCATCATCAAGCATCACTCGAAATCCTAGCCTCACTTCATCCCCCTTTCTCGCTGACCGCCAACTGCCCCATCGGTCTGACTAATCTCTTCCATCGTTCCTTCCCCCTATTCCGCCATCGGCACGTCGCTGTCGTCATGGGCTATCGCCTATCATCCGCTATGATGTTTACCAACCATGTAATTCCAAATCCTGACAATATGCCAACAACTATATACATAATGTCTGGAGTTTCTTCAGGAGCCAACGTGATATAGAAAATTGTAACCAACAACGCTATCGCCCAGCCACAAAGCTGATTCATCGTCTTTCCCCCTAACTTGGATAATCAGGTTTATGAAATTTACTATAATCCAGACGACCAAGTGTCAGTTCGGACATCTTTTTCGTCTCTAATGCGACAACTCCCCCGCCTCCGTCTATCTTCTTAATCTCCCTGTGAAAGTGTTCTGATACTGGTTTAGTATCTTCGTAGTCCTCAAGATGGAACTTTATAGTCATTGTACACCAGTACATACTTCCCCCTATTCTGGATAATCCATGTATCCCTTACGTATCATGGAGACTAATATCACCGGGATCTATCTGGACATGCAACATATCAACAATATAATTTATAACTGCAACCCTTGCTATGCTCCTATAATGTGGATCGATGATTCGATCTATGGCTCTAACCGCCTCTATCAAGCATCTTATGTGTGATTCCAGGCATTCGCGAGACATTTTGGACAAGCCTTGTTCATCTCCGCTTTGGCAATCATGAAACACTAAATGATGATAGGCGCATAAGACAACCAGATCAGTCGGTGACTCTGCTCCTATTCTGTCATAACAGTTATGGTGTACCTGGAGAGTGTCCCGCCTTCCACATACAGCACATTTATTATCACCACGCTCTAAGGCTGCCGCTCTAACTGCTTTCCATTCAGGTGAATTGAGATATTCTTGATACTCTTCTTTCGTCATTTCTTATCTTCCTCCATCTTAAGCTATAACCGGGTAACACCTCTGGCCTTTCTTTTGTAAGTTATTTAAAGCCTTTCTTTTGTATGTCCAAAAATCGGACAAGCTAGACCCCCAACTTGTCCAAAAATCGGACAAGCTATGTCCAAAAATCGGACAAATGTGGATAAGTCTAAAAACATTGTGGATAACTCTGTGGATAACTTTCAATTTTCATCCTCTTGAGACTCAATGAATTCTTGCCTGATTTTCTGCAAGGCATCAAAGTTGATCCCGAACTCTTTGATCTGAGTTCCCTTCCCTTCGGCTGTAATCAAATCCAATTCCACGAGTTCGTCAATGGCAGATTTGATTGTGCCCCGCTTCTTGATATTGCAAAACTTCGTGAAGTGTGAGGTTGCTATCTTGTCCGTTGGCTTCTTCCATCCCAACGTCTGGCGATAGATTCTCAGGAAAATGGATTGAGCAGCAGTCGATAGCGTAGGGAGGATCAGGTCGAATGTGACGTGATCAACTTTCGTAAAGCCGTTCTTGTTGCCACTCTTTCTCACCGATCCCCTCCATCATCCACCAGCTTTGAGATGCGTCACGGTGTAGATGCTATCATCAAGGTCGCAGAGCCGCTGATGCAGCCTATCCACATACTTCTTTATTTCTCCCAGTCCCGCCGCTAATTCTGTCGGGTATGGCTCGGCTTTGATCTTCGCCATTTCCTCATCCTTCGCCATTTCCTCATCCTTCGCCACTTCCTCATCCTTCGCCACTTCCTCATCCGTTGGCGATTCAAGTTGTTCGGTTCTGATGAAAGCAGATTTGTTTCCCACAGATTCGACAATCTGGCTACACTTATGAATCCCGTTGACTATATCGGTCATTGCCGTCTCGTATACTGTTGGTTCGCTCATATCTTCTCCTTTGGTTCCGCCAGCTCTTTGTATTCCTTCGGCGTGACGGCCCTGTATGCGTTTAGAATCTTCTGTTGGTCTAGATATTGCCGCACGAATTTCTTGAGAGTGTCATCAAGAAAGCTACTAATGGCCCGCATCTGGTGAATCGTTACCTCGAAGTCGTTGTCGCTCACTTGCCACCGCCTTGCTTCACACTCTCTGTCCACGCGCCATGTTTAAAGCAATAAACTTTACCAAATTGCAGATCGCAATAACCCCTTCTGATCTCCTTATCACACACGCAGCATCGCTCAACTTTACCCCCGATACAATTATACCACTTCTGGAATCTAAAAAACTCAGGCGGCGGTTCTTTAATCCGTTTCACTTGCCACCGCCGTTCTGCGGGTGATACCATTTTTTAACAACATCAGCATCATGATATTTCATTATATAATGTCCAAGCGTGTGCTCTAGAAATTCCATATCATAATCACGCCGCTGGCAGATCACTACTATTGTATTCTTAAAGACGGCAAACCCAGAGACGCATCTGTGGACAGAGCAGCATCTAATGAGTTCCTCGCCGCGCAATTTCCTGAACTCTCCTCTGGCCAAACCAAGAGTCACGATAAAATATGCGCTGGGTCTTTTGTCTTGCAGTTCTTTGAATTGTCGTTTTAGGCTGGGAATATCTTCGTATGGCATGGGTATCGCCTCCTTCATTAGACTCGGCCAGTAGACGGTGAATGAAGGTACACCGCCTACGGCGTGAGTCATGGCATCTCTCGGATGTGGTAGCGAGCCACGAGGGATGAGATGAGATTTGTTTTCCACCTGTATGATAGCATAAAACCCCTGTAAAGTCAAGGGAAATCAAGCTATAACAACTCGCCCTAGCCGTTCTATTATCGAATCTGTTTCATGTTTAGGAAGGCCAAATCGATCCAGGAAATAGTCCTGCACTGCACCAATACTGCTCAAGACCACATCCTCCGTTGGATAAAACCTAACCTCTGGAATCTTAAATTCATCCCGGAGACACACATAGCCCCCCGAAACCCTTATTTTGGGATACCCGTCATCCTTGCTAATGTTGAAAATACTCCCTACGGGAACATCTATTATCTTCATATCGTCACCTCCAAAATGTCAAGAGAAATCAACACATTACAGAAGCCCCTTCACATCGCATAACATCATCAGAAAGTTGGATACATCAGCCGCCTCGCCAAGTAACTCGGAATCCGACTCGCAGGACTTCACTTCCTCCAGTTCCTCCTCCACTCTAGTCATTAAGTCTTCAGGCGACATCGTCCACCATGCCCGCCCATCCATTCCTTTCCAACCGACCTTATACTCGTTCAGTTTTAATTTGCGTTCCATGGCCTCCGCGAATTTCATCACTTCAGGCCTAATATTCGCACTCTCAGAGTTAAATACTTCCGATCCATCTACATAACATTGCACCGACAGCGCGCCCTTTACCTCGAATATCGAATGTGTATTATCATCATTTTTCGCAAGGTATCGTATCGTGTATCTCATCTCCATCACCTCCTGCGGAAAGCGTCCTCAACTGTGCTTGCTCTATTCTGTCCTTTTCTAGCTCATCCTTCAAGCACCAATGTATTTTTCGTGTGATGTCATCTGAGATTCCATATCTGCGAGGATCTCGTTTCATATCGCCTGCGATATACACTCCCCAAATACCTTTATGTGGTCCAGAAATCACTCTAACTCTATCGCACAAACCGAAATCCATCATTACCTCCTTCTTCGCTTCCAACGCTTTCATCCCTTCCGTCCTCTCTGCAACCGACGCGGTGCATATATTCTGGCAAACTTCCTACCATCTCGCAGGATGCGCCTGTGTCGTGTGCGTGACCAATGTATCCTGACCATGACGTTGTTGACTTGATCATCCGGTTCTGGATCATCATAGCCAGGATCGCCCGGTATCGCATTTACAGCATTCTCATTATACTGCCATGAGGCACACGCGGTCGTATTAGATCCGCACAGATGGTACATAGCACATCCATCACACACAAAGCCCGTTGAATAGTAACCCAGACAAGCTATCATTCTTTCTGGTCCCGCCTGAATTCGAGAACATCCTCCAAGATGTCCTTCGTAGATACAGTATAGATTGCTTCTGGAAACGTAAATATCAGGCAAGAATTGTTGATATTGAAGTCTATATCGAACTCCTCGCCCTCCTCCGTTTCGCCGTGTGCATAGTGTATTCGCAGATACAGCGATTTCCTGTCTTTCGTATTTATCTTCATATCGACCTCCAGTGTGGGCGGATAGGCAAGATTCTCTGAATCGCTGTTTTGAATGGGTGCGCCGCCCATTGGCTGTGCTTTTTGGGTTTTATACTTGCTTCCCTATGCCCAAGATTATTCAGATTTGTATATCTATCGCCCGCCAAAGGCGGAGCCGAAGCCCCGCCCGTTGTGTGTGTTATATCACGTTTGGCAGATCGGTATCTGCCGTAATCTCCAAATAGTCTTTAATCACATCGCCATGACTCGGAAGAGGAGCGCAGTAACAGGCCAACGTCTTGCCCCGCAAGCCTTCGACTGCCTCCAGGAATTCAACATCCTCCTCAATGTATATCCTGTTATCGAAATAAGCCCGGTATTTCTCGATTACCTCTTCGCGCGTAGGGCTACCGCCGATTCCTATCCTAAACGGATTACCGAAGATAGATCCCCGCCCGATATACACCGCTCCCTCTTTGCGCCAGTTGGGATGATCCCTGATGTTGATTACTTGCATCAGCACAATTCCCCTTCCGCCGGTTGCATCTCAGGCTCTTCGTCATTGGATTCCTTCTTCTGCTTCTCAATCCATGTATCCAGATCTGTCGATAGCTTATTGAGTTCGGCTTCATCATTCAGGGCATTGGTGAATCGAAGCATCGCCTGTGCCTTTGTCCATCCCGCTGATTTATAATACTCTTCCAGTACAGATGCTTCGCCAGACAGGTCTTCGGCAAGCTGTTTCATGACCCCAGCCAGATCCCGGGCGCCTTGAGTCGGCACGTTGCTCTTGTTCTTCGGCTTCTCTTTCGGCTCACGCTTTGGCGGTTGACTGCCATCAGGACCATAGCCCATGTCCTTCGCACGCTTCAGACTGAAGGCTTCCTTACCAGCCTTGTAGTCCTCTATCCAGCCCTCCATGAGCTTCGCTGGTATGAGCGCAAGTATAACGTTCCGCAACGCCTTTGACTGTGCTATCGAGGCCCCAAACTCATTCTCGATGAACCTGTTACCCGACTTTCTCAACACAGGCTCCAGATACCAACGGCCCAGCTCATTCCCGGTATGCCTGTCCAACGCCTCGCCGTAGACAGCCCAGTAGAGCTTGTCGCCCTGCTCTACCATGTCTGGCATATCTCTCACCGTTGCCGACATACGCCCGTATGCCCTCAATGCCGTCAACGCTCCCTGATAGCCCACGCCCAGGATGTGGATGTGATTCGTTTTGCCTTTGTATGGACAGCCGCCGGGCATCCTGTCGCATTCTGGATAGCTTGTCTTTCCTCTCGACGAGGTTCGCGGGATGTTATAGATAAGATTCTGTGCGAAGTGACCCCGGAGCGTCCCGACTATTTCATGCGAGAGTTCAACGTCAATGACCCTGAACTCCCCTTCTCTATCGGCTTGCTCTGCTTCCATCTTCTCCAGGATCTTTTCCAGACTAGATTTATCCTTCTCGACGATCCCGCCGGCCTTTGCTTTCTCTGTCGTCAATGTTCCAGCCATGATTACCTTTCTGGCACAATGCCTTTGCAAACTTGCTCGCATCGAGTCGCGTAGCCGCACATCCGATGCGAACAGTACATGTGATTTCTGTTTGGTAAAAACATCTCATTCTCGATCATGTGCGCCGTTCGCGCAACCTGTTCCAGAAAGAACTCTACTTCAGCATTCTGGACTCTGAACTCGTAACTGACCACCTTCGGCGTTTTGTTCTTCACCGCATAGTCGATGCGCGCTCCGCTCTCTTTCTGTCCTTCAGAGCGCAAGCCAGCCGCGTATCCTATCGTCTGGCCCCTATGGGCTGTTTGCGGTCTTGGCGGTGTGCTTCCAATGGTCTTGGCCTCGACTACGGTATTGCTATCGTCTACCAGGTCGATCCGGCCGGTATATGTCCACGGCTTATTCTCAAACGGGATCTCAAATTCCCGCTCGACTGATACCGGCTGGACGCCAGGAGAGATAACTTTATGATACTCTCTCAGAAGTCCCACGCCCTGATCCTTGAACGTCCACGGGAACTCTCCCTCGTACAGCGCCGTTTCGTGCATACGCTCATCGAAGTCTGTGGAGAATGCGTCCAGGACTTCATCTATTTTCAGGTCTTCGCGAGTCTCCAGCTTCTGCCCGTAGTTATAACCTATACCCGCATGGAAGGATGACCCCAGAGACATCGGCCCGCTGGACAAAGTTTCACGCCCTTCGCAGTATCGGAAATAATACTGCATCCCACACTGCATAAACATATTCAATCGGCTTGATGATAGATGATCGTCCGGGATATTAGCTTCCATCATATCCCTCGCCATCTATCTGCTTCTCCATATCGGATTCATCACAGAGAAGGTCGCGGAGATCTCTTGATTCATCAATCTCGCCTTCCCGCTCTGCCGCGTTCAGATACGCCCTGGCTTTCTCGTAGAGTTCCAGATATGATGCCTGCGTGATGATATGCTTCCGCTCCAGGCTCTTATACTTTCCCTGGAGTTCCTCGAGCTCAAGTTGCGCCCTGCTGAGTTCCAGTACGACATTATCCAGTTGCCCAAGATAATAGTTGTTATCCTCTTTCCTTGCATCGGCTACGGCGTCGAATGCGTCTGCTGATACACCGTCCTCATGAACCTCTCCGTCAGATTGCATTATCCGATCCCACATTGCCTGTTCCATCGGTTGTTCCCCCTTTGCTTGCGCCAAGCCACGACATCTAGAACACTTGGCCTTCAGTGTATCGTAAGCCTCCCGCATATTCTCGTATGACGAATACCAGGTATCACGCTGTCGCCGAAGACTCTCAATCCCATCAATAGCCTTGTCTGCCAGCGTCAATGATTTGTCAGTATAGTCTATCATGATTTAGTTCCCTTTCTTATTGCTGATTGGATCATTGCCAAACCAACAGCTATAGCGAGTACAATGCCTAAATGCCCCAACGAAATGACTATTCCCAAAAGTGCTATCGCTTGCGATACCTCTTCCATGACTTCCTCCACGGTTGTTTACTCCTCGTCGATCCCGTTGTCCGGTTCTAGCGGCATCAATAATACTGCAAGCTGGATACCAAGCCCATCAGCAAGCAACGCCAGACTATCGACATTAGCTCCCCTGTTTCCGCGCAGTATCTTATAAATGGAATCAGAGTGGACTCCCGACTTCTGCGCCAGGACAAATCTGTCCATCTTCCTATCACCCATCCAGAGCCTCAGTTGAGCACTTACCATGGATCTCGCTTTCATCTTCACTGCGTCCTGTTTCTCTTCGTTCATCTCGAATCACCTCCTTCCGTATGCTTATAGTATATCATAGAATAAGGCTTATGTCAAGAATAAAATATACTATAAGCATAGGTCGTCATCGATGAGCTCAAAATAGAGAATTGAGTATTTATGCGGGTTTGGGCCGTCTATCAGGTTCAGGTCCTGGAAGGACTATAGACATAAGCCACGTGAGCAGCTTCAGAAGGATCCAGGAGCTCCTGCTGCATGGTCTATAGTCTAGCGGCAATGATGGGAACCGCTTTCAGGATGAGTGCAAGAATGATGACGATAGCCATGCCGACCAGTGCGCCCAGGATGTCACGGAAGGCTTGATCGTTTAGATGGCCATCTTCATTTTCTTCGTACTTCATAAAGTAATAAGCACCGATGACAGATACGGCCCAGGGTAGTTCTTGAGCTGCCAGCATCAGAAGGATACCGTGAGGAATGTGCATGAAGATACGACCCCACATGATTTTCATTTGATGAGCCTCAGCCCTGCACGCACGATCTTGATAATCGCCTTGCAAAAGTCATCATCTTCGATCCACTTCTTCATGTCGTCAACGTCGATGTCGTCATCTTCGTCGATGTCTGCCGCGCTCTTTGCCACAACCAGGGCCTCTATCAATTCCAGAATGTCGCCCCTATGTTTCCATAGCTTCATGAATCCCATGCCATCACCTCATTTGATATTCTTAACGATGAAATAAACGAGTACACCGAGAGAGGGGATCAAGCCGGCAATGCCGCCCCAGATGCTACTCTTAACTTTGAGCATACCGATCTCGACCTGGATTTGCTGGAGTAATTTCTGCTGTTCCTCATAGCAGTCGTTCAGCCGCTCCAGTTCTTTCAGGACGAATTTTCCCCATTCTGTCCAGCCATTTCCGCTTTGTCCGGGTGCTTCCATTTACCCTCTAAGCCTCCATTCTCAGATAGTAGTCTGTCGAATTCCTCTCTGAGAAATATCTGGGGCGACGGCTCAAAGTGAACTTCCTTTTTGGCGCGCCGCTTTAGAATGTTTCGAACGATTCTCAAAACTGGCATTCTCTGTCACCTCCATAAAATTGACTTTTTTTTATAGAGGCAACGCCTCATTAAAATTCATTGAGTAACAACTGGAACTCGGCTATCTTATTCTGTTTGGTCAATAGTTTCATGATTCACCTCACGTTATATTGATGCGGATCACTTTGCCAATTACTCCGGCTGCCGTATAAGTGATATTCAGCTTCGGCGAAGTCGCTCCGGCAAGATTCTCGAAAGCATAGAATATACGATAAGAATTCACGCCAGACCTGCTATCGTGATCGTCGATGAAAAGCACCATGTCATTACCAGATGCCCATCCAGGACGATTAACAATCTCCTGGATCACGCTTGAAATATCAGGGCTTTGATACCATATATCCGCCGCGAAAGTCGGGATATTATTCCATTCGACCTCCGCAGTCGTCAAACTGCCGGGAAAGATGGCATCCCATTTCGCCTCGGTCGATAGGTTGTCGGCATAATCGTCCGCATCATAAGCCCGTATTTTGGCATCGCAATCCGCACCGCCACTTGCAGCACCCCGTACAGTGATGGATGCTGATAATATGGTCGCCCCTTGCGCTATAGGGACGCTTCTATATATAAGACCGGTACACCAATCGAAAGTCGTACCGTTTTGGTATCCTACATATAGCAACGATATAGTCGGAAAATATGCCGGTGCCAGATTATAATACTTCGAGGCGTCATCATTGCCGTTAGCGATTTGTTGTTCTGGTATTGCTGCCATTTAATCTCAATCTATCGTGTAAGTTATCCAGATTCCTACTTGATCCACGTCTGTCGCCGGTAGCTTTGCGTAAACGTATTCGCTAACAGCTACAGCCGTCGCACTCAACGTGCCGTCGTCCTCTGCCTCTAATGATCCTGAAGTTGCTACTGTCTCAACTGCTGTGGGCGATCCATCATTCGGTGCGTCCCTGATTTCAAAGTCTACGGAATAGGTACTTGATGCGCTGGTAGATATTCCGCATGAAATCAGCGTGATCCCATTGGGAGCGAAATCAATATGAATGAAAAGAAGCGGAATGTCTGACTCTATTAATTGATCGGGTTGATCGATAATGACTTGGGCCGTCTTGACGGCATTTCCAGGAGCGCTACCATACTGATGCGCCGTAGTACTAGCGCTATGAGATTCAGAATCGAATGTAGTCGATCTATCATGCCTGTCCATATACCGATCTTTTCTCACGAGATACCTCCCGCCGATTCGGAGCATGACTCCTGCGCTGGTAACACGCTCGTATCGCTTGATGACGGATGCAGACTGCATGACTGGCTGAAAGTCTCGGTCAGTATAACTCCCGAAGATCGGGAGCTTCCTTTTGATGAGACATGGCCGCTTGACGATTGATCCTCGCAAGACGATTGATCCTCGCATGACGATGAAGTCTCGTAGCCTGTAGGGAATACACTGCTGGAGTATACGGAGCATGAGCGCGTTGTAGAGCATGAGCGTGATTCAGACCATGACAGGGACGTTGAATATGAATCGTCCCAGCCCACCGAACTTGAGCGACTCGAATCTGCAAGAAAAACGCTGCATGACTTACTCGATGATGTCCAGTATTTTGTTGACTCATCAATGCTGGAACATGACCGGCTTCTGGATACTGATATATGAGATGATGAAAACGACTGGCTACTGACCTCGTTCAGCCTCATCATGCCAGCGTATTTCGTGTCGAAAAGATGATGCCACATATTGATGGGCCGCTCGATGCCGTCGATGATCATCTGGTAGGTCGTCCCAAGCGCTCCCTGATCCGGAGTGAAGGTCAGTACCTCCATATCCTCCCACCAGCCCAGGAGTATATCTGCCCGCGTCTTCGTGATATTGATCAGCGGTACGTCATACTGCTCGGCGTTTCCCCACTCGAAATCCTCAGACGTGCCGCGCTTGGTAGTGACGTGCTCTCTGATCCGGTTCTCAGGGATATTCAAGCCCCGGGTCGGTGATAGATCCACCGAGCTATTGCCGTCACTCAATTTGTAAAGATCAGCCATGTCAATACCTCAAGGGTAAAATAGGCGGCTTGTAGTTACCATTCCCGCGCTGAAAGCCTATCGTCTTCCCCCAGATTCCCAGATCTTCGGCGCTGCAAGGATGTATCGTATATGTGATGTGGTTTCTGCGGAGAGCCTTTCTGAATTTCCGCTCAATCTGCGGCGGGCCTGTTGGGATATCCAGATAAACTCCGAGCAGTTCTGCCGTTTTGCCGAAGAATGTATTTGTTCCACACTGATCCCGCCAGTGGCACGTTATCACATTCTGATCGTCAAGCACATTGACCAATGATGGAATGCCGCCCGGCTTCGCGATTAGAGCGTCGCCTGTTGTGGATAGCGTGTATTTATAGCCCCGCTCCTTTAGATGTGCCAACCCCGTTTGTATCTGGCTCAAATGCCCGCTCTGCTTGTTTCGCCATATACCGCCAGAAAAGAAAAAGTCGCAGCTATTCACCACGGTGGCCGAAGGCATGACCGCTTTCGCATCGTAGCCTATGACGACATAGAATCCCGCATCCCGCAGAGAATTTGCCAACGCTCCGATCTCTACGGCATATCGATCCCAGGCCCCGATCAGTATCCCTATCTGTTCCCGATGTTCCATTTTAATCCTCAGCGGCACGCGCTGTCAATGCCGTCAGCATCCCCCTTTATATTCTCTCCAATCGCAGTCCCAGTTGGCATTCAATCGGTCAATAGCTTCGTCGATTGAATCTGGATAAATATTCGATTCAGGAATTGGTAGCCCATCCAAGCACCCATTCATACCATATAATATCTCAGGTTCTCTACTGTATCCCATATATCTGTCAGCAGGTATAATATAAGTTATCCGGCCTCTACCGATACAAGGATAGCTGAATATATCATCAGTAGAACCAGCCATCACATAGAACCATACGACCTGTCCAATATGATACTTCGCTTCGATTGTCTTTGTATTTTTACCCATAATCTATCCTCCCTATAAAAAATCATACATTCGAGACCCATAACAGAATTCGTCTTGATTCAATCGCGTAGTTCTTCAACATCCCCGCTTGATCGTCCACGCCATCCAGTCCGGGCCTGTTTCATATATCCCAGCAGCCCAGAGAATATCAAGTGCATCCCTCACGCTATATACATCATAATATGAACCGTTATCGAAATCTATATCATGCACAGCATAAAAGCCACCGCGCTTTACCGCTCCAAAATGTTTGCGAGCATGAGCTACTACCGCATCCGTCCTATGATCCGAATCGTCGAAGATGCCGTCCAGCTTTTCAGGGAATGAAATGTCCAGAACATTCTCTTTGTAATAGACGATCCGATCATGATCTTCCTGCATCAATGCACCCCAGACCTCCTCTGCGTCATTGGCTTTTTTCTCTGCCCCCGGCGGCTGCCGGTTATCAACGCAATAGATCTTGAGTGCGGGGAATATCCTCAGCAGATGCCGCGTAGTTTCGCCCTTGAATATGCCCATCTCTGCGATCACTGGATGAGCGGGATCTTCCGCGTGCTTCATGATCAGATCAGCTATTACTTGCCAACGACAATCAGGGCTGTTATATGCCATCTCTGATATGGAGCCACCCAGGATCCTGTCGATAGCATGGGTATATTGTGCCAGCGCCGCGCCTTTAGGATGTCCTGCCGCATGGAGTGATATGTAATGGTCGCCGAGGATCTCGCGCTTGACGATACAGCTAAACCTCGCCGGCAGTATGGGCAGTCTGTATTTCATGTGTGCAAACATATAGCCCATCTGATCTCTGATCCACAACCACTCAGAACTCATGGCATCGATCCGCAGACAAAACTCAAGCCAGTCTACCGCAAACTGCTTGCGTATCTTTCCAGATAGAACGACACACCCTGAGTTTAACCTCGGCGGCGAACCATATTCTTTATACAACGCAAGGAACTTATCGAATCCCGTCCCTGTGAATACATTTCCATATCCGCTGCCACGTCCCCAGTGCTCGTATTTAGCCCCCCAGCAGTCGCCGGCCTCCCAGTCGCCATACTGAAGCATTAGACTATCAGCGTCCAGGTAGACGTATTTATCCGCATCTGGCAATAGATCCCCCATCAGCAATTCCAGCTTATATCGCTTCGGATCTGGATGGTCTTCTGGAATGCGAAAGAACCATATCGGTCGTCCAGCAATATCGCCAGACAGGATCAAGTGTCGAGCCTGTGCCATCATACTTTCATTCGCCATCGTGAAAAAGCATATCTTCATGTCTACCCCCAATTCCCCAGAATAGCTCCGATCCACTTTTCGGGATCGAAATGTATCCGGGCGTGTTCTTTGGCTTTCAATCCCATCTTCGTCGTCTCTTTGCTGTTGACGGTCGTAATAGCCTGGATGTGATCCTCTACCGAATCGCATAGCCAGCCCGTCTCTGGCGTCAGTCTATCCTTCGCCCCGCCGTAATTATCCGCGACAATAGGCAAGCCAGCGGCCATCGCCTCCATGATAACGCGCGGGCCATTATCCAGGTAATCAGGCGGCAATATGTACCAGAACAAGCAGCCGCGCTTCAGAACGTCCAGGACAGGCATACTATATGCCTTCAGGTTATCGACGTACTCAAGCCCGTTCAATCTCTCGTCCCCGCCCATGAACGTAAACCTGATGGCTGGATGCTCCAGTTTTATTCGCTCCACGATAGATCTAATATTCTCCGGGTACTTGACAGATCCCTGAGAGCCGATCCTGACAACGTGCAAGGTCTTGTCCAGCGATCCCAGATCCGCATCCAGAAACGGCGCCAGATCCACCGGCGGCGGCAATATTATAGAGTCGCACGCGGGTACCCTCTTTTTGAACTCCTGCTCCAGATCGGAACACAGAAAGATATATTGATCCCACGTCTTGCTCCACTCGACCTCGCCGGCCTGAAACAGCCGGTAATTCAGGACCATGATCTTCTTCTTAGCATCCACCTTCTCCAGCAATTTGTATCGACCATCAAACGCTATTGGCATGTCATTTGCATAGAGCATGAATATATCACACGGCTCAGTGAGGGGATGCTCCTGTGAATCCAGCTTGACGTGCGGGGATAGCTGCACGCTGAATTCTCGGTTGACACTCTTAGACGGGATTAAGTGTACCTCGTAGCCCTCCAGGAGCATCCTATTAGCTAACCACACGCTAGACCGCTCCCCTCCTCCGTATGCGTGGGCGTTACATACCATCTTGAAGACTGGACGGCGTTTAACGACCTTTCTCGCTCGTTCTGCTGGACGTTCCAATGCTCCGCCGATGTAAAAACTCTTAATGGCGTTGCTAACCTGATGCGGCTCTATCATGATCATGCACTTCGGATAACCCTGCTCCAGATTGGGACAGGCATCCGTCCGCTGCTTCCAGCATGAGTGATTTCCTTTATGCTCGCGCTCAAATCCTTTTTCATCCTTTCCGACGCACCGCATAGCTCCCTGGTGATGGATATACTTGTGAAAGCTATACTGCTCAAATCTCGTCGGCTCACGCGCTCCTGCTGGAATCACACAGGGCTTGCCGAATGCTGCGGCTATGTGCATCAAGCTACTGACGAGAGATAAGCATCCGTCGCTCTGATCGACAAGCCGGAATAGATCCCGAATGCCCGATCTAGGATCCTGAGTCTCGCCGATCATGTTTATCACGTTGTCGCCGTATATCTCAGGATGATAATGCTCTGAATGCGGCTTGCCGTCATCGAGTCCTATCTGGACGAAGGTTATATCAGATAATTCCGAAACCACGGCTTGCCAGCGTTCAGGCGGCCAGAACTTTGACGTAAACGGCGGGCGCTTGCCTGTACATACCAGCCAGTATCTTCCGTCAATAATCGGCGGCAGCTTCTTCTCGTCTTCAGTCAGATGCAAGTCGGGAATTAGCGGTCCCATCGGGAACTCAAAACCCGTCTTTGCCATGATAGCAAACCGGAACGCCTCGCTGATATGGACGCCCCTGCTGGATCGGTTGCACGCGATCTGCGTTCCCAATCTCAATGATATATCCGGAGTGCCTGAGAAATTCTCCAGATAAGGATTGCCGTAGAATATCTGCTGAAAATGCGGCTTGCCTCCCGTATTGAATCGCACCCTGAACTTGCGCCGCAGTGATTCCTCTCCGCATTCTGGGCAACCGATCACGACCTCTCGCGCCTTGCGCGGCATCACAGCCTCGAAACTACAGACCTCACATTGACGAACTGCCGCTATGTCTCTGGGGGCCGCTGTCCCTGCAATCAGATCGCCTGCAAATTGGGCGTTATGCCATTCCATTTTTATCGCCATGAGACAGGTATCCTCTCCGCCTTTACCTGGGCGATTGATCCATCTACGTCTCTGGACATTTTCCTTGCAGCTTCATCCAGCCTGTCATCAGGGAAATTGGTTGCCGAGCAGCGCGTCAATACCGCTTCCTTGCCATCTCTCTTGCCCATAAATGCGGTGGAGATGATATACTGCCCGGATTGTACAGCATCGTATACAGCACTTAACGTCTGTGGAGCGGGTACGTTATGAGGCTGTAATGCCTTTAGAATATCCTCTGGCTCAGGATTCCATGTATCGCCGACCCACGTCACCGGAGTTCCAAACGGATTCCACGTCTCTTTATATCTATTCTCCAGCGTGTCGCCGAAGTTGTTGCACTTCCCCCAGGTGGCGATCCGCGTCCCGCACATGAGGGCGAGGTGCATCACGCCGGATGATCCGCCGATGACTATGGATGCAGATGCTATCAAGTCCATGAGTTGATTTAGATCTGCCGTTCTAGCGTCTTGGTGCAATGTCCAGTCTGCCATGCCTTCATATACATTCAAATCCTTTGGCGAACCGATGCAGATGGCTTCGGGAAATTCCTTCGCCAGTTTTTCCCACTTCTCTCGAGGCCAGTTCTTTGACGCTCCCTTCTCAATACCCCGCGCATGGAATAGCACGCTAACATCTTTGACGACTGGCGAGCCGTATCTGACGTACTCGCCGTCGATGCGATATTCTTTGATGGGATTTATCCGCACTGCCTCTATTGGTATGCCAAGCGGAAGGGAAAAAGTAATATCAGGATTCATCCAGTCGTCAAGCCGCGTCATATAATTATGCGGATTGAATTCAAGCTCACAATGAAATCCCGTATACAAGGCCTCCATTCCCTCGAATGTTGATATAATCATCTTGTCATATTCCCGACACAGCTTCCTGAGATACGGAATCCACGTCATGATCTCCCAGCCAAATTCGCCTATCCATGGGCCTGCAAATGCTGTCTTCATGATCTATCCCCTTTTCTTTTGCTCCCATTCAGCTTGATGCCGACCGCATTCTATCATCCACTCATCATGTTTCCGCCGGCTTTCCTGTATGTATTCCCAATCCCTCATATTCTTACGCCACGCAAATCGGAGAAAAAAGAACATTGCCACAGCAAAAAGAACTGTGCCTATAATCCTGTAAATCATTTTCTATCCCCTTATGCACTGGACGACGAGCTTACTTCAACTACAGTAACCGTCGCCTCGAATTTAGTATCTACCGTCTGGCCAAACATGAATTGAAACGGCCGCCCGCCGGCCGGGTTTATCCTGGCGTATATGGTTCCGGTAGGATCTCCGTCCAGATCCGCCTTGAACACCAGGATGCGTAACTGCTGCCACCACTCGTTAAGCTGGTCGGCATCGGCTTTCGATATGTTATTGAGCGAGAAGTCTTCTCGAAACGCTCCCTCAGCATCCCAGTATTGACACGGCCCGCCATCATACTGATTATGCCCACGCGTCCTGCGGCCAGGTCGGCGTATCCCTGGATTGACCAGCGGAGAGAAGCTGATGCTGCTGGTCCCGTCGCTGAGTTCCATGTATCCACTCACACTAGACTCCTATTAGTTCCGCGTCTTCCAAAGCTCGAATCTTTTTTTGCTTTATATATATAGAACGTGCCGTAGAACAACCCATCTCAAATATTTCGCCTATACGCACAAATGTCAATTTTTGCTCTTCCCTCAACCACCATATTTCATCATTGCGAATTTCTTTACTCTTATTTAATGCTTTTTGGGCGCAGGATGTAGTACAAAAACGTTTCCTGTATTTTACAGATACTTGTAATCTATATGCCTTCCCGCAGAATTCGCAAGTTTTTGTAATATAACGCATGGTACGCTGTTTTTTATATTCGTAAGAACAACCAAGAGAACAACAAGACTGATGATATGTCTTTTGCATAAATTCATCCCCACAAATTTTGCATAGGATTTTCTGTGGCTTCCAGCTAAAGCCGTATTTCAACGCTAAAGCCTCAACGGTTGTAATATAATAGCCCATCTCTACTGCAATTTCTTTTCTCGTCTTCCCTTCTTTGAGCATAGATATAACTTGCTTATGTTTTATCGCCGTCATTTCATGGGAACGCATTCCTTGACTTTGCAGGATTTTAGAAATGCGTCCATGTGAAAGCTCATATCGCGACGCTAATATATGAAGCTTATCTCCGTTTATCCGTCCGAATAATATTGCTTTATCTCGCCGTTTGCGTTCTTCCTTTGTCATTTTCTATCCCCTTGTTTTGAGATCATGGCCAGGGCCACCTCGCTTTGATTGTGATCTCCCAGGTATCGAGATCGTAATTGATCTGTTCCGTCTCTGCGGATTGATTGCTAATCTCTTTCAATGTATCGCTCACGGCTATATGCCTACCCAGGTCCTCCATGATAGCCGGGAAGCCGGGAGTTAATGTGAGAAACCTGAGAGGATACGCATAATCCACCAGCGTCGCATCCCGGTCAGAGGTCGCGCTTTCCACTGTCTGATGAGCGAATATGCGGCCTTCGATGGTCTTTGGCGATAACCCATATTTAGCGATACTGGTTGCATCCGTATCGTTGACGAAGGCGACCCAGCTTCCCAACGTAAAATTATGACCATACCCGACCGTGATGTCGTTTATGATCAGATCGTCCCGTATTACCAGTTCCCGTCCATGTCCAGGCTTTCCCCGCTTCCCTGTGTTGCCTTCGCTATATGAATATCCCGGCTCGTAAGGCGGAGCGAATTCGAACTTGCCATCATTATTGATCCAGATGTAGCTATGGCTCATCTGGCAGAGGATCATCAATAACTGGCCTATGGTCTGACCCTTTGGCATTCCTTTTACTTCGTAATCGTTCGGGATGATATGAACGTCTCTCCAACGAGCGAATGAGCCGTAGTCAATATCTGTGTTTGCAGGACCGTTAAGCCCATCAAGATTTCCGAGATCGGCATGAGTAAGCATCCGCCATACCACAGCATCAACAGTGTGTCCCTGCGCTTGCCAGAATGTATAAGGACTCTCGTTGCTTCCCACCTTCCGATCAAGAAAGCTGCCGCTATGATCTTTGACGGTTATAGTGACGTTAGACCCCTCGAATTTAGGATACCAGCACGTCCCTGAGAAGAGAGTCAAGACGTTTGCCGCATCGCCGTCGACGTAGACCTGGATCTCCACTGTATCCCGGAGGGCTACATTCGTTTGATGCAGGAAGTTCCACCAGCCGCCGGAGTTATTGAACGTCACCAACGCCGTTCCAGTAGACAGATTGACGTCCCTGCGTATGGTCCCCAGGCTCACCAGCAGATCGGTCTTATCTACGGAATCAAATAGGATTTTATAGCGTAGCTTTACGGAGGCTTTTGACAGGTTTCTTCTGAGTGCTGTCGCGTTCATTGGATACCATCAGCGGCAGCCTGACGAAGCGCCGGGCCTATCCCCTGCTCCACTTGTTTGGTCATCCGTTGCACGTCAAAATTCGATAGGTCTTGATCGTTGACGATGATAGTCCCGCCTTCTAAGAAGTTCCCAACAGCCCGCGCTCCCCTGGATACCGCACCGCCAATGGCTCTGGAAGTCGGGTCGATGGACTGAGGAGCTAATGCAGATAACGACGCGCCCAATCCTGTCGCTGCAAGGCTCGTCCCGCCTGTGAGTAGTCCCTTCAGAAGCTGAATCGCGAAGATGCTCGCCAGTTCCCTGATAGCTATGCGTTTGAGATCTGAAAAGAAGTTTTGCCAGAGGTTCTTCGTATTGCCGGAGAAGAAGTCTATAAACATATTCTCAAAAGCCGGGCGGATGGCGTCGGCGAAGTCTTGCGCTGCTCGCTCTTGCTCTCTCAGCATCTCCTGGAAATTCGCAAGACTCCTGCCCTGCCGGTCCTTCATCTCTTTATCGATCATATCACGGAAGCTGATGATCCGCTTCTCTGAGTCTTTCAGGACGGCATCCAGTTTCTTCGGATCGTCTGGCTCAAATATTAGAAACTTCAATTTCGCTGGATCGATTGCTTCCAGAACGGCGGTTGTTTTCTTGACTGTTTCAGCTATTGCCTCTTCTATTTTTATCCTGTCGAATGCGGAAGCAATCGCCGCAAGCATTCTCTCCCATGATGAAGCTATTTTCGGGCCTTCTACCTCAAGAGCTGCAAGAGCTTTCTTCATTGCATTCGTAAAACCTTCCTCGAAAGTCTTTTCAATATTGTCCTGTATTTCTTTATCAGCCTCCCGAACTGCTGCGACTGCCTTCTGGAAGCCTTCTTCCGTTCCCACTCCCATCTTTTTCAATAATTTTGCAAATCCGAGAGCTGCTTCTGTCGTCAAGGAGTTCATCATCGTGAAGAAGCTAAACTTTATTGGCTCCCATATTAGCCGAGCGGAAGCGAGTACTATCTTCATCATACTGGTCATCATGCTTGCTGTTTCTTTTGCCACTATAGGGATGAGATCGGCGAATGTTTTGGAAACCTGATCCTTGTATTTCCCCCACTCAGGGATCATAGCAGCGATTTTTTTCAAGACGCTCGCAAGGCTATTGGCCGTATCTTCTACTATACCGAGCATTGTCTTGCCGATAGCCGCCTTCAGTAAATCGAATTCTATCTTGAGATTATCCAACGCGTTCGCAACTCCGCCCGTGGCTTTGGGAATATCCTCAAGCCCGGAGACGATTACCTCCAGTAATTCTTTTCCTGTAATGCTTACCTCTTCGAGAGCTTTCCCGTCAAAAGCCTTTCTCAGTATAGGCCCTATCTGCGGAACGATGGCGCGCAATGTTCTGATTTCCTCGCCGAATCCACTCGATCTTGCTGCCATCTGTGCTAACTGGAGATTTACACGCTGTAGTTCTGGAACGCCTCCGCCCATCGTGACGATAGCATTCCCAAAAGCCGTGAGGCTTCGCTCTGCCATTTGTGCCGATAGATCTGCCGCTTGCAGATTGATCGATCCCCGGATAGCCGCCTCAAATGAAAGTCCCGGAAGTTCTGCTACTTTCCTGAGTCTGATCAGTTGCTTATTGGCTTCGGCGACGCTTCCCGTAACAGCGACTAGGCCCCGGTTCAACTTATCATATTTCACAGCCGCAGATATGGTCGCCTGTCCTGCTCTGATAATCGCCCTGGTGAGCTTGACTCCGATAGCAACAGCGGCGACAGTGGCGGCCGTAGCAATAGCGGCAAGGCCAATCGAAACGCGCTTGAGGCTTTTGGTTGCGCTCTTGGCGAAGTTGCTCGTCTCGCGCTTCCCCTGCCTGATAGTCGCGCTGAATTTGCCCTTGTCGCCCTTGATCTCAACAAAAGCTTCGGCTATTTTATTGAATCCCATGACGTTATCTTGCCGGAGGCTTTAAGTTCAGATCGCTAGCCTCCTCAAATATCGCGTTAATGTCCCAGTCCTGCCCGCCACTTGAGCCTTTGCCTTCTTCGCCAGAAAACATTTTTTCAACTTCCGGTATTTGATAAAAATAATTTCGGGCCTGCCGCATTGTTAGCCTGCCGATCTCCGCTTGCGATCCGCCGTAATATCGCCAGAGAGCGGCCCGCACCGTCCACCAGCTCAGGGAATCTCCTCTGTCTCTTCGGGAGGGTTTTCTGTATCTTCCCCTTCACCAATTTCATCAGCGGCCCAGGCATCGACAATATCAGTGACAACACGAACGTTCTTCTTGTTAATGATTGTGCCAATGCTTTCGCGCGTCACTCCCGGATTATGCCTCAAGCACAATTAGGCCATGTCCATAACACAATCGCCCGAAGTCATCTCTGCGGCCAATTCGTCAGTAGATAGTGCCGTCTTAACGATCTTCATGACGGTATGCTCTATTTGCGCGGGGTCTATCCCCTGCGAGGCTTCTCGATATAATTTGGCATGTTTTGATCTGATGAAGTTTTCTATTTCGCCAAGCTCATCGAGGTCGAATTCTCTGACACTATATTTCTTGCCATTAAGCTCGATCTCTTGTTCTCTCCTGCCCGTATCTCCTGCTGTTCCCATTGTCTATCCCCTTTTGGTTTACGTCGCCCATGCTGTTGTGCGAGGTACGAGTTGAATCTGTGCGCTTATCGAAACAACGTCTCCCGCTGCCTCGTTTCCTGGCAGCGATCCCGTCGCCAGCGTGATCGTCCCTGCAACGACCGAGACTATGGGATAATCGCCGTCGCTGGTAGTCGATCCACTCACGGTTATCTTATGCCCTTCCTGGAATCCTGCCCTGATAAAACCGTTGCCGGTATCCGTTATGGTATCTGCCCCGCCACCGCCGTCTACAAAGGCGATCCCTGTACCCTGTATCTCGGCTGTCCCTGTGCCCTGAAAGCTAAGGTTTTCGTGTATGGCGTCATTCACGTCTGAGTCAACGTCGATCCCGGTCACGATACACTTGCCCCTGAGCAAATGAACTGTTGTTACATTTGGAGCGGTATTGTATACTTCGAAGAATTGGACGATCAATTCCTTTCCTATCATGTAATGATGGAAGTCGTCCGTGAGCCAGTAGCCAGCGGCGTCGCCCGTCCAGTCTTTCAGACCTGTGATATACTTCTTGAATCCAGCAGCGCCATCCACGAAATCGGTCACTTCTACCACGTCTATAACATCGGTGAAACCCCAACCATAGAAGCCAGCTACTAACTGGCCAGGCAATGCTGTGAAGATGGTGACGTTATCACCGGCGATTTCCGCTGTGAGCGAATCCCCTATCACTAACGTCAATACACCAGCAGCCACTCCGCCGGTGTCAATGGTGTAGTTCCCATCGTTAGAGGTAGATCCAGAGACGGTTACGAGATCGCCTTCCTTAAATCCAGCATCCACGAACCCATTATCTGAATCTGTGATAGTATCAGGGTCATCATCCGTGAATGCGATAGTGATGGCGTTTATTCGGGGCGTGAAATATAAAGCGCCTGTCTTCGCGTGTCGCTTGGCCATTTAAATCACCTCTTATGCCGCCGGTACGGTCAGAGCGCCGTTGCCCTTGAATGTCCACTCATCAACAATAGCGTCGTTGACATCTGACGTGACGGTGTGTCCAGTGCATATGGCGGTTTGGGAAAATTTCAGATTTCCTGCCCCTGATAGTTGACATACCAGCGTGCCTGAGTCGCCCGCTTTCGCAGTGTTTGGAGTATCATCCCATTTACTCTGGACGGTGTACTCAGTATCTCTCAAGCCGGCCAGCCACGCCTTGAAGCCCGCAGCGCCGTTTGCAAAATCTGTTACCTCTACTACATCGGCTACGTCGTTGATGGTGAAGGCAAAATCGCCGACGGTGAGATTCGGAAATGTTAAACTCGATCCTTTTCCATGCGCTTTAGCCATCTTTCAATCCTTTTCTCTATCCCCTAAGTGTCTTCCACAAGAATGCCGTAGGTGACAACGTATTGCTGAGTGTCGTCTTCCGTTGGCACAAAGTTCGCAACGCCTCTGGTGACGCCGATTGACGTATATCCCGTCAGTGTCAATGTGGCGTCGTCATAACATGCCGTGAGTTTTTTAAGAGCATCGTTGATCGTCGTTTTATCTAAAGGGCTGCCGTCTCTATGAAATAATGAAAACTGAAATTGAGTGTCTTCGCCATCGGACGTGAATGTAGGATCTGGGATGCCGGTAATGAATTGAAAAACGCAGTATGGATAATCCGGGTCTTGCGGAGCTTTCGTATCATGCATTCCGCCGACGAGAGCAGTCACCAGATCCGCATTCCCCAGAAACTCATCATATATCCCCGTTGTAATGGCCTCGATGTCCATTACTTTAGCTCCACCTTCAGCATGGCCAGCATCGTCCTGAGAATGGGACGTGCTGGAACATGCTTCCCTGAAATATGATTGCGATGCCCAAACAAGACATATATCACATACTTGAGTGATACCCCTGCTGGCGGCTTGTATGTCCCTATTCTTACCGCTGGAATTCTACCCACCTTTCCCACCACAAATGACCAGGCATTGAGCATGAATCCCTTATCAACGGCTCGAAGTTCCGGCATGATCTGCCCTGCGGTCAACTGCTTCGAGATAGCCTCGCCCCGTGCTCCGAGTTGATTCAGGAAGCGGTCGATCTTCGGGTCTAATTCCTCTCGCTCGAACTTGTCATCAAACCATGTGACTTTAACCATTATTAAATCGCCTACCTCTAAAATATACTTCACTCTTACGTCGTAACCATTGCCATCTATGATGCTTAAACTGCGTAATTCAACATCAAAATATTCCTCTGGCGTATCACGACCCCAAGCCAGTCGCAGTTTTCCGCGCGTCCCAATGCCAATGCGTTCAATTTGCATATTTTTAATTGTCGAATGATGTTCCATAATTATTTTAAACCATCCTGATGTCTTGAAGGTCCGGTTTCTTTTATCAGAAAAACACTCTTCAAGTTCTGCCTCCACACTGATTGCATCCGGATTAAATAACAAACATCCAACTGGATATTCAAATTCTGCGAATAATATCATCATTCCACCTTCCTCAGCGTCAATTCAAAAGTGGCGATCTTATTCCCCGGAAACCTGAACGGCTCAACGCCCGTTATATCGAAAGTCTCTGCCGCCAGTTCATTACCGGCGTTAGCTACGTATAAACGATTCTTCGCCTTCAGATCTGCGACATAAGCGTCGCCTATTTCTTCGTAGCCTACTATCACCCGATGAGTTGAGACGACCGTCTCTCGCTCGAATCTTGACGCCTCAAACGCCGTTACCGGACCCAGACTGCCGTTGAACGTAGTTACAGTTGCCCAGGTATTCGCGGTCCCGCCGGTGTCTGTCCGTGTTCCATCCCCCGGCTCCTGTAATGCAAACAGCGTCTTCGGTCCTGGCACTTTCATATTATTTCATCCTGAAATATCATAACAGCACGCTCGCCTTGTAATCAGCATCCAATACATCCAACACCTCGATAGGAATGGAACTGGAGCCAGATTCCCGCATCTCCGTTATGTACTCGATCCGCAGATGACTCAGAGAAAACGACTTAATCCCTGTCGTTCCTTGCTGATGTTTGGTGTAGAAGAAGTTGATCATCTGAGCCACCGCTTGTTTGAGATCATCAGGCATGTTCGCTGTCGTCCAGCCGGCAGTAAATGTCGCTGGAATGTTCTTGGTTCCCTTAGGCCATCCGCCAGGGAGAGATATGCTCCCCACATTCTCGTTGAGCTCATATCCAGTCAGCGGCTCATCTGGCATCATGAGATCCGTCCAGCCGGGATCTGTGCCATCCTGTGTTCCGGCGTAAACGTTCTGAATCGGGATGAGGTTCGTACTGGCGAATATTCCGTAATCAGCATCGTCTAATTGAGCAGACCAGCCATTGCCAGAACGTGCGTTTATCTGGGCAACCAGCGCTGTCATAGTGGTATAGGTGGAGAATAGCTCGGTGGTGTCACCAACATCAGATCCGTCAGCCACAACCAGCCCGAGAGACACAGGAGCGTTGCCGGACACGTTGACCTTCGCATACGCATTGCTTGACGCTGTGCTGTGCTTGATGTTGATGGCGGCTCTAAAGCCGAGCGATACCTTCACAAATGCCGTAACGTTCCTGACGCCCAGCTTCAACGTGCGCGTCCCGCTTCCATTCAACAGCTTGTTGATATAATCCGCCGATTCGATTTCCCATTGGCAGTAGTTCTTGATCTCCCGTTCCACGCCGCGATGAGCAAAGTCCAGGTCGAAAGAGTCGGATTCGCCTACTAATGTCAACATCTCTTGTTTCGGGAGTATCACGCCACGGCCTCCTTCATCCAGATAGTTATATATTCAGTCTTGTCCTTGCTCGTCCCGCTGAATGTAGCAGTACACGATCCGATGAGCGTCATGGCTTCAGTCACGTCAGTATCGTCCATCTCGAATGTCACCAGCCCCGTCGCCGCATCTGTCGTATCGAAATCAGCATCGGCTTTCGTGAATACGGTATCATCATCGTCCAGATCCCGCTTCGCCGCAAAGCTCAATGTCGCTCCTGACACATCCAGGCTATTTGCATACTGGATCGAGATCGTCTTCTCTTCGCCTACCATCAATGTCAAATCCATTCTATGATTCACCTATTTCATTCTGAAATATAGCCTACCTTATATCGTTCTTCTCGGTTATCGTGATCGTCGGCTGTGTAACTGCGATCGTAATGCCCGGCTGCGTTACCGATGGAGTGATGCCGGGCTGCGAAACTGTGGCAGATAATAAAGTAACCGTCTGAAGTGGAACTGGCTCGACAAAGGTTGTATCAAACCATACTGCATCGCTCGTGTCCTTCCATACGGCGTCACTTGTATCAAGCCAGACAGCATCAGCCATTATGGAGTCCTAAATCCGAGACGCACCTCAAGGCCCTCGGTCCCTGTTCCTGCCACATCTACATCGATCCTGATTTCATCGCCCGTCACGACATCGTCATTCGTTCCGTCTATCGCTGGCGGCGTGTTTGCGGTACTGGAATCCTTTTCGTTTGCGTCTATGGTAATCTCTGTCGTGAGCATGTCCACCGTGTCTGTCAAATTGTGGATCTGGACAGTGGGCAAGCCCCCGCTTGACACCGTATATACATGAGCGCCCACCGAGATCAGATCCATGCCATTCAGTTCAACGGGTATTGTGAAATGAGTTTTCCCATCTCCTGTGGTCAATGCGGTATCGTCGGCTATGACCTTGACTACAACAGTTTTAGTACCATGAATACTGCCCGCAAGCCCATCAGGAGTGACTGCGCGAGTCACATCTGTTCCTGTATTAGTTTCGGCTACAGTAGCAAGCTCGACCTGTCCAGCTTGACTGTCTGAGGCTGATGGTATTGCCTCCCATTTCAAGCCGCTGGCTTCGTTAGAATCAGCTACTAGCCGATATGTATCCGTCCCGACCGATAATATGAGCGGCGTATTATCTGCGCTTGCGCCGATCAAGTCACCTTTCGCTGCTATAAATGCCTTAAGAATTATATCTCCGGCGTCTACTAACGTGGCATCATTCACCTTCGTATTGAGATCTGCTAATGTATCGGCAGTATGAGCCGCCCCGCCCAGATCATGAGCAGTGGGAGCGGCTGGCGCTGCCCATTTCATCCCGCTCGTCTCTCCAGAATCCGCAGTGAGCACAAAAGCATTCGTCCCTATAGAAAGTATAACAGGGGTATCATCGCCGCTGGCTCCTATCAGATCGCCCTTTGCTGCCATAAACGTCGCCATGATAGCGCCAGCACTGGCAACGTTAGTTGCGTCTGTGACATCTGCTCCATCTTCTACGTTAAGCAAGGTTCTGATCTGGGTAGCCGTCAGCGCGGCAATGTTCCCAGACGTTATCCTGCCAACTATTCTTTGCTCTGCAATGGTCAAAACCGCCGGGGTATTATCAGAGGTAGCAGCAAGCAGCGAGTTGGCATCATAGTCGGACTCCATGACGGCTCCTGCTGAATTCACGTTGGCAGCATCCGTTACATCTGCGCCGTCTTCGATATTCAACAGCGTTCTGACCTGCGTGGCTGTCAAGGCGGCTATATTCCCTGAGGTAATCCTGCCGACTATGGTCTGCTCGCCTATGGTCAATGTGACTGGCGTATTATCCGAAGTCGCTGCTAAGACTGTATTCGCATTGTAGTCAGCTTCCATGACAGCACCGGCGGCGTTTACGTTTGTTGCATCGGTAACATCGGCATTATCCTCTACGTTGATCAGCACTCTGATCTGCGTCGGAGTCAATGCCGCTATATTGCCAGATGTTATTCTACCGACAAGCGTTTGCTCGCCAACGGTCAATGTCACAGGAGTATTATCTGCCGTTGCTGCTAAGATCGTATTTGCATTGAAATCGGCCTCTAATACTACGCCATAAACCGCATTAAGTATCCATCGTTTTGTCCCTGCGTTAGTATCAGGAGAGATAATATCAGGGGAAGATTCGCCTGCCCCAGAATCATCGTCAAGCACATAATGATATGTAAATCCGCCGGCGACAGTAACATAGGCTTGGTCTTCATCATTTAGGATTGCGCCATCAATAGCATCAAGCGCGCCTGTTCCTCCACCCGTCAAGCCATATACTATATATCTATTCATAGGCATTTTGAGTCACCATTATATCATTATCACTTGCGGTATGAATTCTTCCGCCGGAGCCGCAACCGAAATTGGCAACAGCCTCGGCTCATAGACGATGTTGGGATTCATCGCCAACTGCTGGCTCTCACTCGCCACCAAAGTACTGTTGTGGATGGAAACTTGATCTATGCGACCGAGGAATTCAGCCGCTACGGCACTGGAAATCTCAATCGGTACAGCATTGTTGAATGTACCCGAATGGGTATCGCTATCAACCAAATTGCCATTTACATAGAGCCTCATAATAGCCCCATCGAAAGTTGCCGCCAGATGTGTCGGTTCAGTTAGGCTAATAGACGTTCCTTGCGCTACTGTCACAATAGTTCCACCAGTATTTCTCATTGAGAACCGGGGCTGACCATTATCAAGCCAAAGCGTCCAACTACCATTTGCGGCCCAATTAGCATCAATAATGCGATAATCAGCCGCAACCGAGTCTAGCTTGAGTAATACAGCAGCAGTTAAATTCTGCCAGTCAATATCAAGGGATGCGGGACTCCCAAGATTTACATATTCGCCACTAGCTATACCACCGAATTGTAACCCTCCGCGCTCCCATGTAGGCGGCCCAACCAATGCCCCATGATTCCCCTCGCCAGAGTCGTAGGCTATATCGCCGCCAGCTTCGTTGAGCGCGTAATGAGCCACCATGCCGTCAGTAGACCAGTGGCCTTTCCGCAATGGGACGCCTAATGGCGGCTTCTGATGCCAGGGGATTTGGATGATAGACATTTATACTCCAGTTACTTCGCCAGTCAGGACGCGATAGTTCAATGTAGAGCCATCGGCATCATAGGTGTTATTTACTATCACTCTCACACGGTTTGCCTCCATAGGCAATGAAACGTACTTGGATATGGCGATATTATAAAGCAGCGTATTCTGTACATGAGCATTTTTCGTTACTCCAGCCCATGTTATACTTGTATCGGTTACAAATGCAATCTGATAGACAAGTTCGCTATTGGCTAATGTGCCATTTTCAATCAGTAGCCAGCCAGGAATCTCGTCTATACCATCGCCATAGGTCTCAAAGCCTGCTGTATCTGCCGCAGCACACGCACCTGAACCAGCCGCAAGAGGATTATCAGCAATAGGTTCGGTCAATGCCGTTCCGATTAAGTCTACGAATTCCGCCCAGTCAACCCAGTCTTCATCATCAGAGCCATTGAAATTGACTTGAACTATAAACTTCGTCCCTGTATGAGCGGTCGTTGTATCAAGTCCGGCCTGAATCGTTAGCCCGGCAACATAAGCTCCTGAAATATCTCGCTCCGCTGACTCCTCGATAGTATTCTGAGCAACTGCGTTCCAATCCTGAAATACGTTTTGGGCTTTGGTCAATGCCATTATACACTCACCCCGCTTCCAATAGCTACGATAGCATCAGTCATTGCCTGCGTTCCTTGAATCGCTACAGCCGCCTGATAGTCATCTACCTTTTTTTGAAATGCTTTGATAACCGGGGCTACCTTATCGCCAACATCATCACCGGGACGAACGTATATTGATTTGGTCATAGTTATTCCGTCGAAGTTACTATCGTCATCTGCAACAACCATCAAAAACGTAATGCTATACAAGTCCTTCTGCGGAACCATGACGTCGCTACACGTTATCACTGGCGTCTGTAATGCCATATCGATCTCCTATCATTCGTCCTGATGTTCGTACCAATCAAGTATCATGTGCGCGCTATTGTCTGCGGCGTCTGACGTAAACTTGTAAACATATTGCGTAGCAGGCTTGAGTAAAATCTCGTCTGTCTCTCTACTGGCCCCGGTGAATTGGTTTTTCCGTCCAAAGGCATACGAAGTATGGATCACCGTTCCCCCACTGATACTCCCTGGCTCAAGGATCATGTTGTCGCTTGCCACGAATCCCGCCTGCGCCTGATCTTCTAACATGCCCGAACTGCCCATGCTCGCCTCGCGTTTCCGGTTATAAATAGGCTGCTTCGTTCCCGTTTGATTTGTCCATGTAGGCCCTTCTATGATCTCAACATGTCCCCCCGTAAGCGTGATAAAACGATGGATGACGTGGGCGCGCTTTGTGCCTGATGGCGTCTTGAAGGCAAGGCTCATGGTCGCGGCACTGGCAAGGGTTAAATCAATGGCATTACAGGTAAACGAGTCGCCCTCGTGTATCTCATGATGCGAAACCGTAATCGCTATAGGGACCTTGAACAGGTTATCAAATTTAGCTTGCCGGGTTATATCTGCCGGGTCAGTGATATTGATGCCCTGGATAGGAGCGGCAGACAGCGCCCATGTTGTGCCATCATAGGTATATGTGAATCCCGTATCCGTTTCCTCAAAGAGCGACCCCGCCGCGAGTCCAGTGGTAGACATTGCCGCTCGCTCCGCAGCCGTCCCGATATGCTTGCTGATGTTCGTCATCAATGTCATAGATCTTCCTTACCATAAAAGCCCGGCAGTCCTGCCACAATTTCCGAATGTAACATCTCCGCCGTCATAGGGGATCAAATCCCTGTCAGCGTCCCCCTGCGTGTTGTCGATAGCTGCCGCATTCGCAGCCTCATTAAACATCCACTGACCGACGAGATTGGCCTCTGCCGATAGGTCGATCTGCCGGTCGTTAGCGGATGCCAGAATCTCTCCGGCCGTCCGCTTGTCATCAAACAAAGCAACATTGAAAATCTTGCCGCTGAAAAAACGAGTTATGACAAACTGCCCTACCGCGAAAGTAGGAGTTTTATCAGCTATTGATGTATTTAATGGCGCACCGCTATCAGTAAGAGCAACACCATCTTTATAGAAAGTACATGCCCCTTCGCTTGCATCGTATGCTACAGCAATGTGATACCATCTTCCCGGAACAATACCGGCATTAGTACTCATCCTGTTACGTTGGGTTCCCGCAGTGCCATCAGAAGAGGTATAGAAATTGAATTCCCCAGATGTTCGCAACTCCATGGCATACATGCGCTTGTCGAGACTATCTTCCCACTTTGACAGAATCCCTTGATGAGCATCCAGACCACTTGTATTTATCCACATCTGAACCGTCAGATCGGTAGCCCCAATGATGCCACTCTCTGGAAAGTCGGCATCACTCCGATAGAAGTACTGCGAGTCGCCATCAATATCAGCATAGGCGTCCACTGCGCCTCGGCTGATGATAGTACGCCTCGTTGTGTATATTCGTGCGCCCATAATTCCTCAGCTAAAATATAAAACGATTGTAGCTATATTCGCACTTCCCATGCCCGATCCCGCCAGATCCAATTCGCCCACGACCGCTATGGGAACGACCGACTCGATGCTGTCATCGTCCAACCGCACCCCTGGACAGAAGGTGATAGTAGTCGATTCGTCCAGAGCCGCACCTTGATTTGCCAGTACGTCAACTGAATTGTCATCGTTGATCGCCATGACCCAGTTGTCGTCTGGCTCATCCCCGCCTGTCCCCGGGACGATGGTGACTCGCATGAGCATACCATCGAACTTGATGGCGTTGCCGTCGGTGTCATTCAGCGTATTGGCGACTGCTCCGTCAGTGTGGGCCGTAACGAGAATCGAATATTTCTTTATGGATGTTATAGTAGTAGCTGTGACTACTGCTGTGCTTGCCATCAGGCATCAACCTCCTCGACGTGAACGACATAAGAAGTGATCCATTTTTTGCCGGGAGGCACGATCCCCAAATTGATCTCCTGGCCATCGGGAGCGGATTCAATCTTGAGTTCCTGACCCGCCAGAGCGACCAAATCTCCGGTTTTCGCGGTGGCTCGCGCTGGAATGTCCGCCAGTATCTTATTTAGATCGATGTGATTCGGCATCGAGCTTCACCTTCTCCTGCTGATGCCACCAGCGCGAACATGCCGCGCCGGTGGCTGGTGCCAGTTTTTAGCTTACAAAGTACCCAATGCGGGCCAGTCGGCATTTGCTAAGTCGCTGGCTGAGATCTTGTTCCCGGATGACAGGAACTCGTCGCCGACTATAGCTCCTGCGCCTGCCGAGCCTTTAGCCTGGAGCGTGGTGCAGTTGTTGTTTATAATTGCCATCACGTCATTGCCGTCATTGATGCACTCCGTTGATGTGTGGATGACGTTCTCGCGAATGACGCCCTTATTTGGCGAGGTAGTAGTCGAGCCGTTGATGTCGATGCCCTGGTTCGCCCCCTCGATATAGTTCCCGCGTATGTCCAGCCCCTGAGCATTCCCCGCTCCGATTTCGATAGCAGCATCGGAGAACGGGCCAACGAATTGACAGTTATATATCCTCAAGAACCATACTGCCGTTGCAATTATTGCCGCTGTGTTGTTCCCCGAATCTGCCGTGGCATCAAATGTGCAGTTATGGAACTCGATCCCGCGTTGCGTGGCATCCAGCGTGAATATGTCCCCCGCCGTTGCGGTTCTGAAATGGAAGTTAAACCACCTCACGCCAATGCCTGTCGCGCTGATAGGAACGTGCTTTCCCACGACGCCAGCCTTCATCCACTGGTTATATGATCCATAGCCGATGATGTCGGTCTTTTGCGCCAGCAAGACCAGATCCTCGGTAAACGCATCACCAACGCAGTGGATACGGTTACGCGCTGCCCATCCTGCGCCTGTGGCCAACGGGCTTGACGCTATGCTGGCATGGCTGGCAGCCAGAGCTACAGTCAGCGTCTTCATGGCGTTGCCCCAGCCACCGCGCCCCGACTTTGTATCGTCTCCCGTGTTTCCGTTGACGTAGTAATCAACGCCGTACGAAGGGTTTGGCATGATGACCCCGCCATCGGTTATGGTCATGACGGAGTTGCCGCTTGCCTTGCCGTAAAAATCCATTTGCCTTTCCAGTCCGGCTACATCCCACCGGACGCCGATTTTTGTTTCACCTACTGCTTTTGGCATTTTCTCTCTCCATCCCTTTCGGGTTTATTCACTGTGGAATCAGCTATAATGCTTCCGTTCTATTCCTTGACCGCCTCCGCCTTCCCTGCATCGATCAGCTTTTTGGCATCCGCGAGGAGCATCGGAATCTGCATTCCGACCGGCAGAGAACCATGTCTCTGATTGACGATCTCGACCTCTACGAACTCAACAGCAGGGGCTTTGACCTTTTTCTCTTTCATGATTCACCTCTACTTGTTAGATGCGGCAGTCGCCCTTTTGTTAGACGGCGCTCTGCCCTTTTTCGTTTTCGCTTCGACCGCCTGCCCGCGAGCGATCATTTTTTCCGCCTGAAGCCGGACGATAGGCAAGACAGGCGTTTGGTCAAAGTCGATTTCTGGCTTGCCTTTATAGCCTTTTTCCTGCTCTTTATAGACGGGCTTATGGCCCATCCATCCGTTAGGAGCAGGGTCTATTACCTGGATATTGATATACTCAAAACCCTTCTCGCTGGTCTGGATCGTCATGCTATTCCCCCTGAGTGGACTCGGCGGCAGATGGGAGGAATCGCTATTCACGATCCCATCTGCCGCCTGCCCAGTTTTATGGCAGTTGATCGCTCTGGTAATCCGCTCCGCTGAGTCGCGCAGTGGCACAGATCAAATCGCTGTTCTGGTTCGTGGTAATATCCACACCCACGAAGTATTTGGTGGCGGCAATCCCGATCAGGTCGTGGACGTTGAATCGTATCTTGCCCACCTGTTCAAGATCGCTCGTCGCTCCAGTGAGCGTCACCGTCTTGCCGGTCACGTCCGCCTTGCCCGTTCCTGCTGCATCCGAAGCGCACGTCAGTTGAGCGATGGCAGTCTTGGTATCTGTCAACACGGCGGAGATCTGCATCTCTCCAAATTCATAGCCGCTCATGTCAACATAGGCGCTGGCGTCAGTGCTCGTCTCTGCCGCCGGGTTTATAACAGCAGGGCCGATTATGGAAAACAGCCCCGATGCGCGTCCTGGATCTCTCATAACTTATCACCTCGAATTAAATGTTATCGTCAATCCTGAATATCAGGATGCTTATGCTCTTTCTGCAAGCGTAACCACCGGAGCCAAGTCGTCCCCGAATCTCGGAGTCAGGGCCGAGCGTCTCTTGATCTTGCCATCCATATAGAACACGGATCTGAATGACGTCTTGACCGTATCGAATGAGAAGTGGATCGAAGTGTCCCACGTTCCATCCGTCATCCCCGCCGGGATTGTGACAATATACTCTGAAGGATCTAGCAAAGCAATATCATTCAGATCGCCTATTACGCTCATGTGCTCGTTTCTGAAGTCAGGTCTGCCCTGGAAAGCCTCTTCCTTGCTGATTGCCGTTCCCCCGGTTCCCACCACAAAAGCAAGACTGGCAAGTTGCGGGAAGCAGGTCTGATTATATGCCCAGATCGTCCTTTCAGGATTGATGGCCAATGCAAACATATTGATCAAGTTTTCATACTCGATAGTATCTGCGGCCTGTCCCGTTTCCTTAGCCTGGCTGACCTTTGCATCAGCATTCAGGAATCCAGTCGGTTGTCCTGCTCCGGTTCCCTTCAACAGAAGGAAGTCGATCCGCCATGCCAATGCCTCGGCATAGAGCGTTGACAGCATGGCCCCGGCAGTTATGGGCGTGAACCTCATCATGGCGTCTGAAGCGTGGACGAAAGCGGCCTGCATACCCATGTTCCATTCAACCATCTCGAACTTCGGACGGCTCTCAGTCAGAGTATCATTCTCGCCCTCGTCATAGAAGATGATCCCGCCGTAGACCGTTCCGGCGCTGTGATCCGTATCCTTCACCACTGGCAGCCTTACCGATTGATTCCCAGCGACTGGCAGGACCGTAACCCGATCCATGAGATTCGACTGCTCAAGCGTTGGCGTCCATATCGACATTCTAAACGCTTCAGGAGCGAGGAAGCCGCCGTAGTCCGCATCGTCAACCTCAAGCCCGTCTCCTGCGGCTTTGCCCGCCTTGACGTTCTTTTCTTCCTGGATGCTGACGATCTTCAGGAGCTTGTCTGATGGAGTTCCCAATGCAGCGTTATATATATCCTTCATATAATCGCCGCCGCCCAGGAGCGGGTCATACCCACACCAAGGATCACCCTGCTCGTCAACTGCCCCGGGAACGCCATCTTTCGGCTTCATCAGTTCCTTGAGAAGATCCTGAATATCTCCGATCTTCTCGTCAAGATCTTTCTGGTAATCAGGATCGGGATCGCCAAACTTGCCCTTGAAATCAGCCTCTAGCGCCGTCTTCATTTCCGCGATCTTACCCTCTAAGAATTCTCTAATTTCTGCTGGTGTCATTTCCTTTCACCTCGATTGATGTTGATAGTATTGCTTCTCTATGTCTATCCCCAGAATCGAAGCCCTAACGTTAAGCGAGCTAACGTCCCCCGGCTTTTTCTTCCTGATAGCTTATCCTGTGGTTTCGTTCCACATCTTCTCAAAATCTACGTCGTCAACCTCTTCGGCATTCCGTCCAGTCGTTATCCTGGCATTATTCCACGCCTTCTCCAGATCGATGGTCGGCATCAGTCCGGTAAAATCCCCTTGTCCGAGTAGCATGTCAAGAGATGCCTGAAGTTCTGCTATTCGTTTCTCAAGCACAGCGATTTTATCCGGTTCGTCCGGCGGATATTCTGCGCTGAAATCCACCAGCAACTTAGCCTCTTCGGGAGTCAATATCCCGCTTTTGACAGCTAACTGAACGGCGTCAACGTTAGACCCGATATAAACGTCGCTGTATTCCCACATTTCCCATTTCGTGATGAATCTGTACGGCTTCTCGAACTCGCCTGGAACAGACTTCAGCCCCTCGTCTTTGAGCATGGTCTTGACACGCGGCAGCCAGTCTTTATATACCTCGTCATAACCCGTCTGATCTTTTCTCACGCTTTCGGTCGATCTGAATCCCACTGAAAAACCAAGCGGATGCTCTGCCTGTCTATAGCGATAGACATCATTGCCGAGCGGCGACATCTCCGTGAGATACTGAGTCTTCGCCACGACCCGGTATGGAACGCCGCGAGTCGGGTCTTTGGCTACCCACTCATTAGTCGCATGAGGAATCGACCCGCCGAAGTAATTATGATTCCATAGCACGATGCCTGAATAGTTAGTTATGTCGATGCCTTCAGAGAGCAGAACCTCGTCGTCCCTGTCCTTGCGTATGCTGGAGATCACGCCCACCGCCGCCGTCTCGTCTTCGTCGAATCTGAGCAAACGGGCGGGAAGCTGCTTTCTGATGATCTCGTCTTCTGGAGCAAGACTGCCCAAGGTCTTCGTGAATAGCTCAGGTATATCGCCCTCGAATGAATCCAATATCTGTTTGATAGTCAATACACTCATGATAGATCTCCTAATCGTCGATGGTCATCAAAAACGCCACGAAGTCAGTGAAATCTCTAGAACCATCCCATGCAAGATCTTGCCCATCCCTCGATATTTCCGATCTTATGGCATGGAAGGATCGCTCATTCAAGAATCCAATCTCATCATCTGTAAGTTTTTCGCCATCGCAGACTTTGCCAACGATCTCTTTTATCATCGCTCTGTCTTCTTTGCTATACCCCTTCCATTCCCTGCTGATCATGTCAATCTCCTATGCCGCCAGAATCGGTATCAGCGTACACCGACACTGCACATGCAATGGCGGATGAAAAATGTCTTCATAGTCCAGATTGAGCGTCGCTACGCTCTCAGGATCGGGATTCTGCAACACGTCCCCTCGCTGAAAGAATACCATGCCAAGAACAACCTCACGTCCCTGCATCGGTTCGCAGTAGGGACAGACACGCGCATCTTTCGACGTGAGCCATTGCTTCTTTGAGACAACGCCAGATTGCATATAGCTCTGCTCTGCGGCAAAGTTGCTCGCCCGTATAACCTCGCTCCTGGCGATCTGCCCTGCCTGATAACGCTTCTTAAACGTGAATAGCTCGTTGATACGCCTCGTCATCTCAGGAACGCCCTCGCCGGCTGTTATGGACGCGTTGAATATGTCCCTGAGTGCCTGCTGCGTCCCTGCGTTGGTGTCGAATGAGAAGCGGAAGCTGCGCTGATTGATGAAGGCCAGTACACGCGGATTCTCCACGTCGAAGTCAATGCCAATCAGCAGCTGCTCCATCTCGATCTGCCCTTTATCTCCAATGACCTCGGGGAGAAACAGTTGACCATATTCCTCAAAGATTATTTGCCACTTCACCATGTCCAGCCATTGATTCGGGCCTTTGAGAGCGGCTAAGTCTCTGATATGCTTCATGATCGACTTACCGGCATTGATATTGCCGATAATTTCGTTCTCCTGCTTTCGGAAAAAGACTCGCACTTGATGCTCAACTGCTCTTCTATAGCGTCGCGTCCATCGCTCGAACTGTTGCCATGACACAGCCTTCTGTAAGTCAATGAGCCGTGTCGCTGCATATTCAATTAGTGCCGGGCTTGCCGTCATGTTTCGACCTCAATCCTATTATCTTCTCAGCCCACCATTGGCAACTATTCAACGTCCGGCTGATTATATCCGGCTTGCTATCATCTATACCAATCGCTGGTAGAAGCGGAATGCTGCACCATTCGGGCGTCGGACAATGCTTCATAAGCTCATTCCATTCATCCCAATGATCATCGCCAGGGAGTTCATGAATGATCCTGTGCTTATTGTCCTCATGCCGGCATCTAATTCCGCCAAGTGTTATGGCAAAACATGGACACTCACTACATTCATTGATCTCCAGTATCCTCATACTTCTATCCCCTTTTCTCGCTGTCATCTTCTGGCCTTTCGATATGTGGGTTTGCGCTATAGAAACAGTCTACTATAAAATCTACGAGTTTCTGATTCATGGGTGCAGGTTCGCGGTATTCATATTGCAACTGCCCATTTCTGTCTACATACACCCTTCCCTGTCCTGATCTTTCCCTGCCTTCAGTTTCACCATTCATTTTTCTATCCCCTTTTAGTCGTGACAGTCGCCATTTCGCATTTCGTCAATGGCCTTATCGACTGCCGTGTCAATAGCCGACCTCGCTTGCTGTTCTGGACTGCCCGTCAATGACAGCGCACTTGCTGGAGCGAGGCTGTCGGCTTCTGGTGAATCATGCGGCTCGCGTCCGTCTTCCTGCCGCTCTTCATTGGGAGTTGTCACGCTTGTTGTGCGGTTGATACGCCTCATAAGCATCTTGTTTCTCATATCCTCATCGACTGGATCGCTAAACATATAGAAAGCGCCGGTGCCTACCAGCGAGGGGAACAGGGGAATCAGACTCTCAGTCATCTCCTGGGAAATCATCGTCAGGTCCGGGAGTATGGTATCGCGCTGGAACTCTGTCTTACCAACATCTGCCACGGCCCTGTTAGACGATTCCATAGTCAACTTTGAGATAGGAACGCCCATCGTGTTTGCAATGAACTCTCGCATCAATTTCGCGCCTTCCAGATACCCCATCTCTGCCAGCGTCTGGCCCAGCTTCTCAAGCTGCCATTCGCCCTGAGTAAACGCCATCTTGCCCGTCTTCATAGGGCCACCAAAGAGATCGCCAAACTCTTTCTTGAAGTCGTTGAACTCATCCGATGGCATTCGCCTCAGTATTTTCACCACGCTAGCAGGAATTCCCATGTTTGTCAATGTGCTGTTCTGGAATGTGGCTATCAGCCCCTCCCCGCTTATCCACTGAGATCCTGCACTCACCGGAGAGAAGCCCTCGCCATTGCTATGCGGATTCGGGTAGAAGAAATGCACGATCTCCTCCAGCTTAAAGATCTTATCACGATGCGGCGCTCTCCGCTTCAATTTATATCCCGTCGTGATCCCGTCCTTCTCGATGGGCTTCATCTTCTCCACTGGCAGGAACTGAAGCATAGCAGGAAACGAGTCGGTCTGATTCATAATCGGTAGCCAGTAGCAGTTGCCGTACAGCTTCATGTCGATTATCAAAAGCTCGAATGTCTGGTGTCGAGACATGGCCCCATTCGCCCTCGTAAATATATCCAGAGCGGCGTGATCCGTGATCTCCTCCACATCTTCGCTGACCTTCATTATCGCCTTGCAGTGCGGCCGGGTCAATAAAAACGCCTTCATATCATCATCAACAGAGATCTTCTTCTCTTCCCGAACATCGTTCCCATCCGGAATGAATAGATGGAGCGGAACCGCCGCAACAGCAGGGGCTATCTTGTTGATACAGTTGTACGTCGTGCCTTTGTACTGTCGTCGCTGCCCTGCGTAGTCGTTCCACAGTATCTCTCCCGTCTTCTTCTTCTGGCCTATGCCGGCAATAAACGAATCCCAGTCGCCAAAGTCTGACTTGCTCAACGCTGACTTCCCTATTATCGCCCTGGCGAGTTTCGTTCTGATGCTCATAGGTGTCCTAACACTTTGGGGATCATATCCATTTCGCTGAAGTAAGTATACAGTCCATAGCGTTCAGCATCGGGGCCGTCGTCCCGTATCTTTATGGGCTGGAAATCGTATACATTGCCATGCCGATCCTCTTTGAGCTTGTATCCCTTGCGTTGCTTCAGATACGCAAGCCCCTCCTCGCTTTCAACATAGACGAAAGGATTTTTGGTCTTCACCAGGGACAGCCCCGCCTTCACATCATTGTCAGCGGGATAGATGTTGAATCCGCCATCTTCTATAATCCGTATCAGATCAGGCCTCGAGGGATCGGCGTACATATAGGAATTTTTGTTTACTTCCAGAGCCTCGAACCGCTCAACGAAAGTATCTATATCTACCCTCGACTCAAAGAGCAACGGTCGCTCGTATATCTCGTCTTCTATCATCCCGATCTCTACCAGGACCATAGCATGAGCGTCGCCGAAATCAAGCCCATAGATCACGTCATCGAACTTGTCAGGCCAGTCAGCCGCTCCGAGCTCCCGCCAGTTCGGATAGATGAGGTTCCTCAATACGCCCCAGATACCATCAGCATAGATATTCCCCAGGTTCTCGTCCTGCTCTCTAAGCGCCTCCAATTCCGCCTCGTATTCTGGGTCGTTCAGAAAGTCATTGTCTTTGTATGTGGAGTGCATGACAGTCGCGGCGGGATCGTTTTCTTTGGGCTGCCCGGCGATGAAGAACCTATCATTGAGAAACGAGAATTGATCGACAGGATTGAATGATAAGGCGATCTGCTTCTTCGTTTCCTTCCTGCCCCGAAGCCGAAGATTCAACTGTATTATGTCGATCTCGTTGAACTCCGTCGCCTCTTCCGCCCATGCACTGGTCAGATTCTCGAATGACTTAATCTTTTCGGGATCATCCATGCCAGCACATCGGATCGTCGAGCCGCCCATCCAACGGATCTCCATCGTAGATTCTTTGATGTCAACCAATGACCGGAGATTCCATTCGTCTATGTAGTGCTTGAATAGAAGGAAAACGGAATAGCGGACGGATGGCGAGGTCTTTCTAACAGCGAGTATGTTATGCTTGATGCCCCTGGATATGCCTGCCAGGATGCGGATGATAAAATTCTGGGCGATCCAATGCGACTTGCCAGAGCCAGCTCCGCCCATCAAGACAAGAAACCGCTTCTTGTCCATGAGCAGGGGGTAGAACTTCTTGTTTATCAGACTCTTGACCTGTCTCAAATCCCATTCGATAGTCTGCTCCTGAGGCAGTTCTTCGGGGAATTCGACTTGATCGCCAATCATGTCGGATAATGTCGTCTCAGATAATGTCGTCAAGGTTCAAGTCCTTTGGCAGCTCCAGCTTGATATTCAGATCTGATCTATCGGGGATGTCTTCGCCGATGAGCTTCAGGTCCAGGTTGATATAATCCTTGTCCAGGTCGTGCAGCTTCTTGAGGCTAGACGCCACTCGATCCAGCTCGCTCACATCCTTGATCGCTATCTCACCAGCCGCTATCTTTGCAGTTGCATCGGCGATCAGCTTCTCGAATCGGGAGCGGATGACCACCAGTTCCTCTCGGTTCTTTTTGATGTCCGCCCGGTAGTCGGCTTTGGTGTTTACGATTGCCTTGTTGGTCTTTGCTTCGGTTTTGCGGTTGATCTCGATGTCTCGTTGGATGACTCGCTCGTGCCAGTTAAACGACGTCTTCCACTTATTTACTGACGTTCTGGAGACTGTAAACTTATTGGCAACCTTCTGACAACTTCGCTCTGCTCCCAGCGAGTAATAGTAATCAAAAGCGTCGCCATGTCGCTTAGTCTCAACCACATCATATCACCTTCGTACAACTTCCATGAGATAAAGGTCGGGAGCTTTTTCGATTTCTGCATCGCTCCACGCTCCGCAACCTTTCGCCATCAGGTGCCTGAATCCATATCCATCGGCACAGATGCGTTTATGCGATGACAGATTCTCATTCAGCTTCGCATGAGCGCACGTTCCGCAAACATGCTCCAACAGCTTCTCCATAATGTCCACATCTTCATTGATAACTAACATCTATACCACCTTCGGGAGTTGCGACTTGCGCTCGGCTTGCTCCCACGTCAGCGTCTTGCCACCGCGCTCAACTGACACGCCAGCGGCATCGAATCTGGAATGGTTGATATATCGCTTTACGATAACGTCGCAGTATCGGGGGCTAATCTCAATTCCAAAACACACCCGGTCGAGTTGGTCTGCGGCTATCAGCGTTGTGCCTGAGCCGAGAAAGGGGTCGTATACCATCGAATCTCTTGACGAATAGGACATCTGCGATCTGAAAGCCAACTCGACTGGATAGATAGCAGGATGCCCGATCTTCGATTGCTCCGAACCTACAACTTGATTCATCTCCCAAACATTCATACCCCAACTCGAGACAGCTTCCACGTCCGATATATCAAACGCAGGCATAGTCTCTCCCAGCCTAAAGACTATAATCGGCTCCCAGCATAGAGCAGGGTAATACTTCTGATTTGTTCTAATATGAGCGCTTCGTGGTATCGAATATACAGCTCCTGCCTTGCGCCAGACGATTGTATCCAGATATGTGAATCCGAGCTCATGAATAAGAACCGTTTGATCTGCTACCATTGGGAGACAATCAGGCTGATTGTCTCCAGTGTTCCAAACAAGCACAAAAGGCAAACCTGCGATTTGCTTGACATTGGATAGCGCCGACTCGAGAAAGCGATTATATTCTGCATAACTCTCAAATTGTGAATACTCTGGACGCTGATTGAAATATGGCGGCGAAGTAACGCAAATATCCGCCTTCTCCCCGCCCATAACCCGCTCCACGTCGCCAGCTACCGTCGAGTCGCCACATAGTACCCTATGCTTGCCCAAATGCCACAGGTCGCCAGTCTTCGTAATAACACGCTCCTGCACTTCTGGCGGGTCGTCCTCAACGACTTCACGGCGCGGTTGCATGGCGTTAATCTCTTTCATACTGTACCCCATGCGCTCGATATTGACCTCCATCTTCTGAAGCTCAACGCTGATCGCCTTCAGCTTGATGGGATCGTTGGTACTCATATCGCCGACCTGATTATCGCCAGCCATAGCGATCAGCGTTTCGGCATTCGTCATGTCTTTAATGACGAATTGCTCTGATTTATAGCCAAGCTCCGTCAAGGCTTGATGAAAGGCATGACCAGCATAAAGCCGCTTAGTGGATTCCTGTATACCCATCGAGACTTTGATAATACCTACGTCAGATATGAACGCCTTGAGTCGGTCTATTTGCTCTCTGGTATGGATTCTTGGGTTATCTGGATGGGGGGAAACGTCGGACAATGGGAGAGTGGCTATATAATAGTCTCCCGTTTCGAGCGAGGTTGTCGTTGCTGCTTCGCTCAAAATATCCGCCTTGATTAGAAACGACTCAGGACGAATGCCGTTTTGCGTTCACCCGCCCTGATGCTGCTGTGGAGAAAAAACATGTTTCGCTTTTAATATACCACAGGTGACAGGCTTTGTCAAACAAAAAAAAAGAGCGCCCGCAATGGACGCCCTACTGCATAGACCATTTATTGAATTATACCAGATTATCATTCATTCGTCAAAGTCGCACGTCCTGATCTTCGGGTCCTGTGACTCCTGGACGACCTCAATATCACCTTGCCGCCTTCTCTCTTCTTGCTCTGAAATCTGACCAGAAAGCCAAAAAGCAGCATATATAAACGCCATAACAAGAATCCAGCAAACGCCTATCATCGCCAGAACGCCGAATAGATGCTCATACCAAACCATTCTATTCCCCTTTC